AGACACATTTACTTTTTTCCCACTCCATTATTCCTCCTTAATTTTTCAGGGACGAATATAATTGACATTACATTCCGACTTATTTTCTAAGCTTACAGCTGCTCACCGCTGTCGTGTATTCGTCCCCTACTTGCTTTTTAAAAATCTCTACTTGACATCTTTCTAAGAACATATTTCTTAAGTTCTATATTCTGTCTATCAAGCCATTTTAATAGTTTTCTAAAATTTCTATCTGTTAAAGGTCCTTTTCTTGTATTACATCTACCACAAATCATCTGAAGATTACCAGGAGTTGAATTACCACCCAAAGATAGAGGGAGAATATGGTCACATACCATATTGCTAACAACCAACTTACTATGGCAATAGCAACACTTCTTTCCATAAACTCTATATAAAAGGTCTCTAACCTCTTCAAGTGATATATTAAACTCGACCTCATACTCCTTACTCCTTCTCTTTAATGTTGACCTTAATGTAGACGATTTTTTCATTAACCTATGAAATGTCTTTTTAGCAAAAGTTCCATGATGTCTCTTTAATTTTTTGCTAAACTTCTCTTCCCAGATAGTAAGCCTATTAGGGGACTTTCGTCCCCTTTTCGGCTTATAGTATCTCTTGTTTTTACGCTCTTCCGATTTCATTCATTTGTACCTGTTCAGTTTTTACTTTCGATAAATTAACTTGACATTCAATACTTCCGATTCCAAATACGACACTAAATCCATTCATTTTATCTGATTTAGTTCTTACGAAACCTATTTTTATCAAGCGTAGTAATATAAGGATAAATCTATCCTCAAGCAAAAACATTTTTAATAACCATCCCATTACACTCTCCTTAGTCTAAATGATGGAGTCCATTCGACTTCAGTATCGAATAATTCTCCATCGGTGTTTTTAAATAACCTAACTGCTCTAGTTGCTGAATTTGATTGACCATTAAGCCCAATCACTTTTCTAGACGCATTTTCTATTGCTCCAGACCCTTTTCCTGCATATAGGTCAAGCACTTCATTTCGACTGTATTCTCTGCTTACTTGTGACACTTGGATGACTATCATATCGTTATTTACTGCCATACTAGATAATCCATGAGATATATATTTGATTTTTTCATACTCACCTCTAATGTTATGAGGTGTATCTACTAAATCAATATAATCTACTATTACTAGCGATGGTTCTAACTCTCTAACTTTCTCTGCTATCTTATCAAGAGTAGGAGAAATAGTTTGAACCATTAGATGTGACATCTCTTCTTCGTGCTTCTTATATAGCTCTGTGTAATTATCGTTGGCTTCTTGCTTAGTAACTCCTGAAACTATTTGAAGGTGTCTTCTATGCATGTACCAAGATGATAACTCTAAACTTAGAAATAATGTAGGTATTTGCCAATCTTTAACAATTCTATCATTAACAAAGTCTACACCAAGTGCTAAATTCTGTGCAAAAGTAGTCTTATTAGACCCTGTTGGTCCAAATATAGTGACTAACTCACCTGGATATATTACTGACTCTTTATTTATTCCTAAAGCCCTACCTAGGTCTATAGTTTTTCCACTAAAATCAGTATTTAATCTCTCATGTAGTTCACTTTGCATATCAGTTGATGATTTAACATCTATCATGTAGTCTTTCTTGTTAAAGAATAAACATTGCGTTTTACAATGCTCTACCATAACAGAATCTTGACAACCATACTTATAGTTTCTGTTATATACATTCTCTACCATTTCCATTATTTCCTTTTCGGGCATACTTTTGTTATTCCAATGAAGCATCATTACCTTAGCATAGTGACTAGGAATACCATGTCTCTTAAAGTGACTTACTATTCTTAGCGCTGTTATATGCCTATTTCCTTGCTTTGCTCCTTGATTTAACATTGATTGTACACAAGGTACTATTTTAGTTGGTTCCGATATTTTATTAAATACTTGAACATCAGGAACTTCTTCTTTTACAGTATGCTCTAACTCTCCATCGCCTTGTAATCCTAAGTATGTATAATCACTACGATTAACTTTGGCTAACTTTAGTATATCAGCTGCATCTAGATTCATAACCTCATCTCTATATAAAGGTATCTTATATAGATTTGTCTTTTGGTTAATAGTATGCTGAACTCTATAAATACCAGTTCTCATATATATGGATGAATCTAAATCAGGTATTAAACCTTTTAGTGTTTGTTTGACCATATAAGGCAAATCAACACCAGCTTTAAAGTTAAACAACCCACCAGCTAAATCAACGTGGTATCCAGAGCCAGAAAAGAAACATTGGAAACTTTCTTCCGTAATATCTGCATCTTCTAGCTCTAGAATAACACCTCTCAAGACATCTAAAGTTTTCTCATCTGAGTTACCACCTTTGTCAATATCAATAGGAACTTTATCAATATATCTAACTCCAAAGTAATTCTTTAATGTTCCATTATCTTCCACATATTTCAATGCTTCATCATCATATAGATAAACACTTCTATATAATGGATTTTCATTAATAAAATTACCTAAGTCATTTTTATTGATTAAATACCCTCTATTTCCAGGTGTACCTTTAGCTATCTCGACATACATTATAGATTACCTAAGGCACTCTGGTCTACAGTTGGTTGACTTGCAGTCTCACCTTCTATAAACTCTTTTAAATATCCTTTAGATTTCATCCATTTAACATCATCATCTAGCTTAGCTTTATTTTCAGTAACATTTCTGTATACTTTAGATAAAACTCTAGTATATGCTGTTCCTCCTGGAACTTTAGGCTGTTCTTTATAGAAATAACCTAAATAATCTAAATTAGGTGTATCTGTTCCATTTCCAACAACAAAGTTATCATTAAGATATTTAGCTATATCTTTAATTTCTTCGCCATCGGGTGTTTCCCAGCCACCATTTACATTAATACCAGCTTCACAACCTATTTGGTCAAAGAAATGATATAATCTTGTTAAACCATTGCCACCTGTAATCTTTCCACCTACTTTGTCGAAAGAACCTTTAATAGCTAATGGTCTGTCAAAATCACTTCCTTTTTGTTTAACTGATACTTCAAGAAATAAATCAGCCCAATCAAATTCGTCTGACCTATCTTTAAACTCTAATATTCCAAACTCACATACTCCTGTAAAGCTTGAAAAGTTACCGCTTTTAGTCTCTGGTTTAAATATCGCCATTATTTACTCTCCTTTTTATATATATTATTCCATGTTAACTCTATCTCTTTGCCTCTCAAATGAGGACTTCTACTACCTGCTTCTAAGGCTTCATTAGCTTGGAATGTTACCATTAATTTACTATTTTCTTCATTCCTGTAAACGTAACCTATAGCATCACAATCTGCCATTAACATGTTCTTTAACTTTCCTGTTAAATCCAAGCTTTCTGGCTCAACTATAGCTTTACTATCTACAACAGCTTTAGCCCATTTCCTATGTCCGATTATTATTACATGAGGAAATATCTCTTTTAATATGTTAACTGTATTTAAGACTTTTTCTCTAACCATACCAAAGCCTTTTCCAAATGCTAAATCAGCTATTGCTGTTACATTTTCTTGTTCACATATTGCTTTTTCTGCCCATATAGCTATTTTGTCTATAGTATCTAATGCAACATACTTAAACTCGTGGCCTTTTTTAGCCTCTTCTAATAACTTTATTAGGTCTTCTCTACTATTTACAGTCTCTATATATCCTTCTATCATATTTGCACCACCTTCTGTATCAATTATTAAACAATCTTCTAATTGACTTAGAGCTGTAGTTTTACCTACTTTTGGTGCTCCATATAATAGCATTGTCTTTGGATTCTGAGAGACAGCTTTCCTTTTGACTTTTTTTAACGCCATTTTTATTCTCCTATTTTAAAGTGAAATGGACTGGCTCTTTAGATTATTTCAGCCAGCCCATTATATTACAACATTTATTTTACTTTACCAAGGTGTTTTTATCTATAGTCATTGTTGGGAAATGAAAAGATAGAAACTCTTCGTAAGGTTGAACTTTAACGATTTTCCTTATAGCATTTGCTATAAAACTACCACTCATATTACTACAATAAGAGGTAGCTTTCATATTACAAGGCTCTTCGCTTCCTTCATCATCACTATACCATATTTCCTTGTATTTTTCTAATGTAGGTTTTAGTATTACATACTGTTGATAATGTTCAGCTCCCATTCTTCCATCAATTAGAAGAAATGGACTACTTTGTCTCCACCCAGTTATTGCTTTAACAGCATCTAATCTAGATTTCATACTATCAAAACCAAGTATAATTATATCATTATCATTCAAATAGACATAATTGCTAAACATTTCATCAGTACACATTACTTCAGCAGAATCATTAACATCTAATATTTTAGATTTTAACATATCTACTTTTGCGTGACCTACATCATACAATGTGTATTGTGAAACTCCTACATTTCCTGTATCAACTACATCATTATCATATAAACAGAAGTTTTCTGCACCCATTCTTACTAACTGGGTAGCTGCGGCACTACCTATAGCGCCACAGCCTAATATGTGATAATTAAACTCATTTAAGTTGTCTACAAGTCCTACACTCCTCATATTTATGCCCATAAGTAACCTCCATGTGGTTCAAGTTCTAGTTTAACATTATTATCCTCATATTCTATCATATCACAAGGAAATAGCTCTAATAATTTATTTAATAAATCATTTTTGTTCATGTTAAATTCCTTAATACTAAAAGGTAACTTCTTTTCTTTACAGACTTTATTAATACTCTTAACTTTCTTTTTGAATTCCTTATATGAAAGAGTTCCATCTAAGAAGCTTTCTTGCATCTTTTCACATGTGCCTAAACATTCTTCATAAGCTACTCTTACATTTAAGGATACTCTTGCCTTATCATTGACAAAGTTAAAAGTATTTTGATTATTAATAGCCCAATTAGG